GAGAACATCTATCACGACAGAAAACGATTTAGTAAATACATTTGGTAAGCCAAATGATCACACAGCAGAATATTTTCACACAGCTGCTAATTATCTTGCATATTCTAATAATCTTTGGGTTGTTAGAAATGTTGGAACATCTGCAAAGAACGCAGTAGTTGGTGATACTGATGCAGGAACCGCAACAAATGTAAATAATTCTGATGATTGGGAAAATCAAGAACCATTCGGTAGTAGTAATAACTTGTTTATTGCAAAATATCCCGGTGCATTGGGAAATAGTTTAAAGGCTCTCGTAGTAGATGGTGTTGGTTGGGCAACATTTGCAGCCATTGCTGTAAGTGCAAGAACACCTGACCAAGCAGCAATAATAGCCAACTTTGATAGAGCTCCAGGAACATCTACCGACGTTGCTAATGCTGGTGGTCTATATGATGAAATGCACGTTTTGGTTATTGACGAAGATGGTTTATGGACAGGAACACCCGGTGAAGTATTAGAAAGACATGCTTTTGTAAGTAAAGCATCAGATGCAAAAAGAATTGATGGTTCTTCTAACTATATTGGAACTGTACTTCAAAATGAATCAAAATATATTTGGTTGGGGGATCCAACTGAATTAGTTGGAAGTACGACAGATAGTGGTGGAGCTACGGCTGCTCCTAATACACCAAAAGCAAATAAGACATTTGATAGAATAAATGGTGGTTCTCAAGCATTACAAATGCCAGGTGGTTCATTAACAGGTGGTGTTGACGATAATGTTTTAAGTGATGGTGAGTTGCAAGCTGCATATAATCTTTATGTAACTCCTGAAGTTGTAGATGTTACACTCGTTATGGCCGGTCCTGCATCAACTACGACAGGTCGTTGGATTGTTGATAATATTACATCTGTAAGAAAAGATTGTATTGCTCTTGTATCACCTGCAAAAGCTTCAGTAGTAAATGCTGGTACTGCACAAGTTGCTAACTTAACCACAGACAATACCGCTCTTGGTTCTTCAAGTTATGCAGTTATGGATAGTGCTTGGAAATATCAGTACGACAGATACAATGATGTTTTCCGTTATGTTCCAATGAACGGTGACATTGCTGGATTGTGTGCAAGAACTGATTTTACGAATGATGCTTGGTGGTCACCTGCAGGAATGAATCGTGGTTTAATCAAGAATATTGTTAAACTTTCTTGGGAACCTACAAAAGCAGACCGTGATACCATGTACCCAATCAGTATTAATCCAATTATTACACAAAGAGGAACAGGAGTAATGCTTTTTGGTGATAAGACAATGCAGACAGTTCCAAGTGCATTTGATCGAATTAATGTACGAAGATTGTTCATTGTTCTGGAAAAAGCAATTAGTATTGCTGCTAAATCAATGCTATTTGAATTCAATGATGAGTTTACGCGTTCACAATTTGTGAATATGGTTGCTCCATTTTTGAGAGAAGTACAAGGTAGACGAGGTATTACTGACTTTAAGGTAGTTTGTGATAGTTCAAATAATACTGGACAGATTATTGATACAAACCAATTTGTTGGCGACATTTATGTTAAACCAGCAAGGTCTATCAATTTCATTCAACTGAATTTTATTGCCGCTAGAACTGACGTATCTTTTTCAGAAATCGGTGGATAAATCTTATAAATATATATAAACTTAAAGGAGTAATAAAAAATGGCGTATTCAATTTCAGATTTCGCAGCTCGATTTAAAGGTGGGGTGCGACCTAATCTATTTAGGGTAGATATTATAGGCCCTGAGTTTTTTCAAGACCTTCGTTTTTTCTGTAAAGGAGCCGCAATTCCAGCATCAACACTTGGTGCTATTGATGTTCCATTTCGAGGTAGACAACTCAAAGTACCTGGAGACAGAACATTTGAAGAATGGACAGTAACAATTTTATCAGATGTTAATTGGCAAAACAGATCAGCATTTGAAAATTGGTCCCATAGAATCAATGCACATAGTGCTAATGTTTCTGATTTTGATTCTGATGATCTTGGTTATTATGGCGACGCAATGGTTTTACAATTAGACCGTTCCGGAGAGGTATTAAGACGTTATGTTCTGCAAGATATTTTTCCAACATCTATCGGTGCTATTGACTTAACAATGGATGGTAACGATACAGTAGAAGAATTTACTGTTGGATTTGCTGTCAATAATGTTGTAGTTGATGGACTGGGTATTGATGGTGGTGCAGGAGGAAGTTCGAGTTTTGATATTCAAGTAGGTGGCAGAATCAACATTGGTGGATTCAGCATAGGTGGATTCGGAACTCTCTAGTATATTTTTGAAAAGGGGGAGATACTCCCCCTTTCTTTTTATAATAATATAAAGGATAAAGTTTATGGCTGGATTTGAATTATTTGGTTTTGAAATAGCAAAGAAAACAGATAAGAAGAGCAAATCATTTGTAATACCAGATAATCTTGACGGTGCTACGCAAATCGTTGAAGGTGGTGGTATATTAGGTCATTACCTAGATACAGGTATTGATGCAAAAGATGAAAATGTTCTTATTAAGAAATATCGTGAAATGTCTATGTCACAAGAAGTTGACTTAGCAATTTCTGATGTTGTTAATGAAGCTGTTGTTCACGAAGATGGGAAACCAACTGTTGCTATTTCTTTAGACAATGTAGAACAGAGTGATGGAATAAAAACTAAAATATCTAATGAATTTAAAAATCTTTTAAACCTATTAGATTTTAATAAAACAGGATCAGACTTATTTCGTAAATGGTATATTGACGGAAAACTTTATCATCATATTGTCATTGATACCAAGAAAGTCAAAGAAGGTATAAAAGAATTAATTTCTGTTGATGCATTAAACATAAAAAAAGTAAAAGAAATAAAAAAAGAAAAAGATCCTGTAACGGGTGTAGATATGGTAACAGATACTCAGGAGTATTTTGTCTACACAAACGAAGAGGATAAAAGTATAGCTTCTACAGCAGTTCGTGTTGCACCAGATGCTATTTCTTATGTTCACTCAGGAATGGTGGACAATCAAAAACAAATTATTATAGGTTATCTATATAAGTCAATCAAACCATTCAATCAATTAAGAATGATTGAAGATTCACTTGTTATCTATCGTTTAGCAAGAGCTCCAGAAAGACGAATCTTTTATATTGATGTTGGTAACTTACCGAAATTAAAAGCAGAACAATATTTGCGTTCTGTAATGGACAAATATAAACAAAAAGTAATTTACAATGCTTCAACGGGTGAAGTAGAAGATCAGAAAAAACAAATGTCAATGTTAGAAGATTTCTGGCTACCACGGAGAGATGGTGGAAGAGGAACTGAAATTTCTACATTACCATCAGGACAAAATCTTGGTGAGATTGAAGATATAGAGTATTTCAGAAAGAAATTATATCAATCTTTGAATGTTCCTATTTCAAGAATAGAAGGAACCGAACAAACTGCATTTAATCTTGGAAGAGCTACAGAGATTAATAGAGATGAAGTCAAGTTTGGTAAATACATTGCTAAACTAAGACATAGATTCTCACATTTGTTCACAGACTTGTTGAAAATCCAGTTACTCTTAAAGGGTATTATTAAAGAAGAAGATTGGTTTGATATTAAAGATAATCTTGATTATGTATGGACAAAAGATGCACATTTTTCTGAATTGAAAAATAATGAAATTCTTAGAGAACGATTTGAAATTCTTGCACAGGCTGAAGAATACATTGGTAAGTATATTTCCAATGAATGGGTTAAAAAGAATATTCTTCAACAAACAGATGAAGAAATTGAAACATTACAAAAACAGATGGATAAAGAAAAAGAAGAAGCGGAATTAGACTCCGTTGATGATATGGGTGATACAGGTGATATGGGAGATTTCTAATGGCATTAAGAAAATCTAGCTTTATTAAAAATTATAAAAGAAAAGCAGTTTCATCTAATTTAAATAATTTACATGATGCAATTCGATATGCGTTTATGTTAACTGATCAATATGGTATTACTAAGATTGATAGAGCTATATCAGAGGCATCTATTAAATATAATATTGATGAAGATACTCTAAGAAGTACAATAAACAATGAAGATTTTATTATTGAAAATCTAAGTCTAATGAAAGGAAATACAAAATGAGTGATTTAAAGAAAAGTATTATTAAAAATATTTTAGATAAGAAATTTAATAAAGCTAATGATGATTTTGCGTCATTGATGAAAGATAAAACACATAGTGCTATTCAAGATTTCAAAAGTGCATTTAAATATACTAAACTTGAACCAGAAACAGAAACAGAACCTACCGAAACACAACCAGAAGGAACAACAAATGGATAACATAGAAACTCAAGATGAAGCATTATCTATAGCACAACGTAATAAGAAGTCTAGGATAATGAAAGCAAAAGGAAAACAAATTGCTCGTAAGCGTGCGATTGCCATGAAGAAAAAAGCTAATCCTGAGAAATTAAAAAAGAGAGCGCAAAAGAAAGCAAGAGACCTTCTTACTAAGAAAATATTAAAAGATAAAAGTAAATCTGATTTGTCTCAGTCTGGTAGAGAAAATTTAGAAAAAAAACTAGATAAAAAGAAAGCCCTTATTAAAAAGATAGCTAAGAAAATTTTACCAAAAGTTAAAGCAGCAGAAACAGAAAGAATGGCAAAAAAAGGTAAAGGAGATAAATAAATGAAACTTATTACAGAACACACTAATGAGATAGAATATATCGTGGAAGGTAAAGGGAAGCAACAGTACATCAAAGGTGTATTCATGCAATCTGATGTTAAGAATCAGAATGGTAGAATTTATCCTTTTCCTGTTCTTCAACGTGAAGTCAAAAATTATAATAAGAAATTTGTGACTGAGGGTAGAGCATTAGGTGAACTTGGACATCCAATGGGACCTACAATCAATCTTGACCGAGTTTCACATCTTATTACTGAGTTGGTTGAAGATGGTAAAAATTTTGTTGGTAAGGCAAAAATTATGGACACACCAAATGGTAAGATTGTTAAAAATCTTTTAGAATCTGGTGTTAAACTTGGTGTTAGTTCAAGAGGATTGGGAACGGTAAAAACAAACAAGGCTGGTGTCAATGAAGTACAGAAGGATTTTGTGTTAAGTACAGTAGATATTGTAGCTGACCCGTCTGCTCCAGCAGCGTTTGTTAATGGTATTATGGAAGGAAAAGAGTTTACAGCAACGGGTGAAGTGGAAGATTATATCAAAAAAGATGTTCATTCTACTCATTCAAAGGAATTAGATGCTAAAAAACTTGAAATATTCGAGAAATTTCTTGGAAATCTCTAATCTTATAAATATATATGGACTTAAAACATAATCTTAAAGGAGAAGCAACATGGCAAAAGATGAAACCGTAGAAAATGGAAAAAGTGATGAAGAATTGGAAAAAGAAATTATGGAAGCTGCCGAAGCTAAAGATGAGGAAAAATTGGAGGAGGAAGTAAAAGATGAATCAGATAAAGAAAATTTGGAAGAAGTTAAAAAGTCTGCTAAAGCAGAAAAGCACGAAGAAGAATACGAAGATGAAGAAGAAGATGACGAAGATGACGAAGAAGAAGCAGACGAAGAAAAGAAATCCAAAAAAGAAGATACCAAGAAAGAAGATATTGAAGTAGATGTTTCTGCTGATGTTTCTGCTCTCGTAGATGGTGAAGAGCTTTCTGAGGAATTCAAAACAAAAGCTGCTACAATCTTTGAAGCTGCTGTTAAATCTAAGATTGCTGGTATTCGCAAACAGATTCGTGAAGAATCTAAGAAAGAAAATGATGAGCGTATTGAGTCTATGCAGACAGAGATGACTGAGAACATAGATAACTACCTCAATTACACAGTAAAAGAATGGATGACAGAAAATAAACTTGCAGTTGAAACTGGTGTTCGCAACGAAGTCACCGAGAGTTTTATTTCTGGTTTGAAGAAGTTGTTTGAAGAGCATTATATTGATGTTCCTGATGAGAAGGAAGATGTATTTGAAAATCTAGTCGTTGAAGTTGCAGAGTTGGAAGAAAAACTTGACGAGCAAACAGAGAAGCACATGGAAACCGTGAAAGAATTAAATAAATATAAAGCTGCTCATATTTTCAAAACAATTTCCGAAGGAATGGTTGATACTGATGTAGAAAAGTTAGCTGAATTAACTGAGGATGTTGAGTACGATACTGATGAACAGTATAAAGAAAAACTAAACATCATCAAGAACAGCTATTTCAAGTCAGATAAAAAAGAAGTAGATGATAATAAGAAAACAGCCGGTACTAATAATCCAGTTGCTGATGGAAAAAGTGATGCCAAAATGGACAGTATTATGAGTGCTATTTCTAATTCATCAAAAAAATAAACTAATTTATGGGTTGATTGAGAGTAAACTTAATTAAGTAAATAAAATATTAAAGGAGTACAATTATGTATTTAGCTGAAACAATTAAGGAAAAATGGCAACCGGTTATGGAACATGCTGACCTTCCTGAAATTAAAGATTCTTATAAGCGTGATGTAACATTGCGTTTGTTGGAGAATCAAGAAAAGTTTTTATCAGAAGCAGCTCCTGCTAACTCTGCTGGTGCTATGGCTGATACGGGTGGAGTTGCTAAATGGGATCCTATCTTGATCTCTTTAGTTCGACGCTCTATGCCTCATTTGATTGCTTATGATGTTTGTGGTGTTCAGCCTATGTCTGGACCTACAGGACTGATTTTCGCAATGAAATCTAAATATAGTACACAAGGTGGAACTGAAGCTCTCCATGACGAAGCAGACACAGATTTCTCTGGTGCTGGTACTCATGTTGCTACAGACGGAACAAACAATCCGTTTGCTGGAACATGGACATCAGGTACTGGTGATACGACTGCTAACATGGAAGCACAAGGTGATGCATCTAATAACCATTTCGCAGAGATGGCTTTCACCATTGAGAAAACTTCCGTAACGGCAAAAACTCGAGCTCTTAAAGCTGAGTACACCTCGGAGTTGGCTCAAGACTTGAAAGCAGTTCATGGATTGGATGCAGAGACAGAATTGTCAAACATTCTTTCTAATGAAATTCTTGCTGAAATCAATCGTGAAGTAGTTCGACGCATTTATAAAAATGCTCGTTGGGGTGCTGCTACGAATACAACAAATGATGGTGTGTTTGACTTAGATACAGACAGTAACGGTAGGTGGTCTGTTGAGAAGTTTAAAGGTTTGATGTATCAAATTGAACGTGATCGTAACTCAATCGGTACGTCTACAAGACGCGGCAGAGGCAATTTTATGGTTTGTTCTGCTGATGTTGCTTCAGCAATGGCTCTAGGTGGAATGTTGGAAACAGGTCATGCAACTGGTGGAGATGCACATACTAATACCCTCGTTGGTACAATGAATGGTATGAAAGTATATGTTGATCCTTACTATGCAATCGCCGCTGGACAAGTATATGTTGTTGGTTATAAGGGAACAAATCCTTATGATGCTGGCATGTTCTATTGTCCGTACGTCCCACTAGAAATGGTTCGTGCTATGGGTGAAAATACATTCCAACCGAAGATTGGTTTCAAGACTCGGTATGGTATTGTTGACAATCCATACGTTACTGCTGATCAAGCTGGTACGTCTACATCTACTGGTAATCAGTATTACAGAAAAGTTAAAGTTACAAACTTAATGTAATTCTAGTTTTACCTTAAAATGGGGACCTTCGGGTCCCCATTTTTTTTTGCTCTAAATCCACCTTTATCCTTGACCCGCTTTTGTTTTTGTGGTATAATAATCTTGTCGGAGGGACGGAGAAAGATAGTAATAAGAATTAGGAATATACCTTAAGATTACTTACTAGACCCAACTTAGATAAGCCATAAATTAAATAATAAGTTAAGTCTATTTCATGTTTCTTTATTCCGTGTTTAACTGACCTTGGTATTTTATGATGATTAGAATGCCAACCTTCACCAAATGTTAGTATAGCTATTATATAATTATTCTTAGATAAATCACTAGTTCTATAATTAGTATAACCCCATTTATGACAAACTGAATTAACACACCAAGTAGCATGGTAAACTAATACCAATCTCACAAAGATTCCCCATACAACCCAAGAGATACCACCTATCAAATAAAATACAATTCCAAGAGCTATTTGGATATGAATAAAATACTTATCTAAGAATTGATAAAATTTGTCTTTATTAATATCTCGCGTAAATTTTCTCAATCTGGTTGAATTATCAAACTGGTGTCTATTATAAAACATCCAACCCATATGAGCCCATAAAAAACCTGCTTGAATATTATGTGGGTCATTTAATGTATCAGAATTGTCGTGGTGCATCCTGTGTTGAGCTACCCATTTTAAGGGACCGTTTTGACAAGCAAGTGTTCCACAGAATATTATAAAGTAATCTAACCATTTTGGCATTATCATACCTCTATGAGTTAAATATCTATGAAATCCAAAACAGACTCCAACAGATGCAGTTAACCAATACATGAATACGAATAAACCAACTGCTGACCAAGAGAATGTAGATGGAAGAAATGCTAGAAGGGCTCCAAGATGGAGAAAGATAAACCATGCTATAACTTGTTTGTTCAATTTCATAGATGTTCCTTGTAAAGTATTATAAATATAGATATGATACATTATTTATACATAGAATAAAAGGAAAAACTTTATGGCTATTCGTAACCAACCAATTAATCTTAATCAACTCAATGTAGTATCCTTTGAAACGAACTTCTTGAGAATGCCGAATATTAACTATTTTTGTCAGCGAGTGAATCTTCCCGGAATATCATTAGCTAATACTATTCAATCTACACCATTTGCTAATATTCCAGTAGAAGGTGATGTATTAGAGTTTGAAGATTTGAATATAACATTTATTGTTGATGAGGATTTAAAAAATTACCTAGAGCTGTATAATTGGTTAATTGCATTGGGTTTTCCAGAGAGATATGCACAGTATGATAATGAAGCAGGAAAAGCTATTAAATCTGATTGTAATATTATTATACACACCAATAAATCCAACCCAAATTATAGTATAGTATTTAAAGATGTATTTCCTGTATCACTAGGGGTAGTCAATTTTGATACAAATAATACTGATTTAGAACCCGTTGTCGTAGATGCAACTTTTAAGTATACAGGCATTTTTGATGTGAATAAACTAGTCTAACATCTTCCTTGTATAAACCCTTTAAATTTGTTATAATTAGTATATGAAATTAAATGATTTAAAAGAAATGTGTCAAAAAGATACGAAGATTGATAGCACGGATTTGGATGGTTATAGCATTTCCATCCCAGAGCTAGCTAACAAGTATCACCAATTAAGGCACGAAGAAAAAAATACTTTAAGATTTCTTGAGAGACAATATAAAAGTATTAAGTTATCACGTTGGTTATATTATTCTGGTAAAGCAAATGAAAATGAGTATGAGGACAAGCCATTTGATTTAAAGGTTCTTAAAACTGATATGGATATGTTTTTAGATGCCGATACACAGATTATGGATATTAAAGATAAAATAGATGAACAAGAAGAAAAAATTAAGTTGATTGAAGAAACAGCTAAAATTATACAGAATGCTTCATTTAATATTAGTAATACGATTAAGTGGAAGAAATTTTTGAGTGGGGATTTAACGTGATTGTTGTTGGAAAACTCAACGAAACCTTTTTGCAATTATCTTGTGAGCGGCATATTGCATATGAGTTAAATGAATACTTTTCATTTACAGTACCTAATGCTCAATTCCATCCAAAAGTTAAAGCAAAGATGTGGGATGGAAAGATAAGATTGTTTAACATACAAACTGGACAAATGTATTATGGACTGCTTCCGTATCTGAAAGAATGGGCTGAGAAACATTCGTATCAATTACAGACCGACATTGTAGAGGCCAGACATTTAAAAGAAGGTGATATAGAAAAGATTAAAGAGTTCTTTGATTCTCTTAATTTGCATTGTAAAGGCAAAAAGATTACACCGAGAGATTATCAGATAGCTTCGTTTATGGAATGTGTCAAGACGGATAGAACATTATTATTATCACCGACTTCATCTGGAAAGAGTCTGGTTATCTATTCTTTAATAAGATGGTATCAGAGATTTCTTGATGGTGATAAGATGTTGATAGTTGTCCCTACAACCAATCTTGTTACACAAATGTATGGTGATTTTGCTGACTATAGTTCCCATGATAAATGGGATGTAGATAAATATTGTCATAAGATATATTCTGGTAAGGACAAGTTTTCAGACAACCAGATATACATAAGCACTTGGCAGAGTTTATATAGATTATCTAAAAAATACTTTGAACAATTCTCTATGATAGTGGGTGATGAAGCACACTTGGCAACAGCAAATTCATTGAAAGGAATTGTAGAGAAAGCTACTTTATGTAGATATAGATTTGGCACTACTGGTACACTTAAAGATAGTAAGTGTAATAAATTGATGTTGGAAGGATTGTTTGGTAAAACTTATCAGGCCGTTACTTCTAAAGAGTTGATGGATGATAAACATATTTCCAAACTAAATATACAATGTTTGCAATTAGAGTATCCTGAAGTAGAACGACAGATTATGAAGAAGGCTACATATAAAGAAGAAATAGACTTTATTGTATTACATAAGAAAAGAAATAATTTTATTTGTAATTTGGCTTTGGAACAAAAAGGTAATACATTAATACTTTTTAATTATGTAGAGAAGCACGGAAAAGTTTTAGAAAAAATGTTGTTGGATAAAAAATCCAAAAGACAAATCTTTTTTATAGCTGGTGAGACAGATGTTGAACAAAGAGAAGCAATTAGGAAAGCAACAGAGGAAGAAAAGAACGCAATTATTGTTGCAAGTTCTGGTGTGTTGTCAACGGGTGTAAATATTAAGAATTTGCAATATCTAATCTTTGCTCATCCATATAAAGCAAAAGTTAGAAATCTTCAATCTATTGGTAGAGTATTAAGATTGGATGATAAAGATAATCGAGCAGTATTATATGATATTATAGATGATTTACATTGGAAGAAGCGTGAGAATTACGGATTGAAACATTGGAAAGAACGGTTGAACATTTATTTGAAAGAAAAGTTTGACTACAATTATAACCTAATACCATTATAAGGATGTGAAAATGAGCAAAAGTAGGAAAAAGTTTGTGAAAGATAGATTTGAGAAAAAAAAGATGATAGCATTTAAAAATAAAAATAAAAAAATTATAGAGGAAGAGGACTATGAAGAAGAAATTGACTTGCGATCGTTGCAAGAAAAAGACGGAACAGGAAAAGACCTCTGAGGGATTTGCAGGTAAAATATATTATGAAGATTTTACTTGTAGTGTATGTGGTTGTATAAATTTATTTAAAAAAAAGAAACTACCAAAACATGAAACAATATATTTTGTTAGTTCTTCTTGCCCATCCTAAAAGGAATATAAAATGAAAGTTAATGTGATTAATAAAAGTGAAAATCCATTACCAAAATATGCAAAGTCTGGTGATGCTGGTATGGATATATGTAGTAATGAAAAGATGAGAATACCACCTTTTAACTGGAAGCTTATATCAACAGGAATATATTTAGAGATACCTGAAGGATATGAAGTACAAGTTCGATCAAGGTCGGGACTGGCCTATAAGTGGGGTCTTACAGTTATGAATAGTCCCGGGACGATTGATTCTGGTTATCGTGGTGAAGTAAAAGTTATATTGAAGAATCACGACCACCGCACATATGAACTTAAAAAGGGTGAGAGAATAGCACAGTTGGTTATGGCTCCAGTAGTTACAGCAGAACTTGAAGAAATAACCGAACTAACTAATACAGAACGAGGTGATGGTGGATTTGGGAGTACAGGGAAATGACAGACAAGAAAAAGCACTATGTGGATAATGAGAAATTTTTTCTGGAAATGAAAAAATGGAAACAAAGATTGAATGATGCAAGAGAAGTTGAAGATCCTGACCCTCCTGTATCAGAATATATTGGTGAATGTTTTTTGAAAATATCAGAAAATCTAGCCTGGCGTCCTAACTTCATTAATTATACATTTAGAGATGATTTAGTTTCTGATGGTATTGAGAACTGTTTATTATATGCTCATAATTTCAATCCAGATAAATCCAAGAATCCTTTTTCTTATTTTACACAAATTATACATCATGCATATGTTAGACGAATTACAAAAGAAAAGAAACAGATGCATATAAAGTATCGTATTATAGAGAATGAAAGAATTGTAGAACAATTAAGAGATACTAAAGAAGATAAACATAATAAGCCATTGGTGAAACAGTATAAAGAATATTTAACGTCGCATGAGAAATATGCGACAAATCCACAACCCACAAAACCAAAAAAAAAGTCTAAGCTTGAATACTTTATGAAATGAAGTTCTTATATCCATTAGCAAAGAGGTTTATTGCTGGCCACGATTTTGATTCAGCTAAACCTGTTATTGCTGGTTTGATGGAACAAGGTTATGGAGTAACGATTGATTATCTTGGTGAATTGAGTACAACTATTGATGATTGTGAAAAGGCAGCAGAACAATATTTAGAAATAATACGATATTATAAAAATTCTCCAATTGATATTTCTATTAAACCCACACAACTCGGATTAAAACTCAATAAAGAAAAAACTTTTGAACTATTATCCAAAATTGCACATGAGGCAGAACGATATGGAGTAACCATTCGTTTGGATATGGAAGATTCCTCTGTAACACAGGATACGATTGATTTATGTTTGAGAGTAAAAAAAGTTGGCATAGCACTTCAGAGTAATCTTTATAGAACAGCAATTGATTTACCAGAATTGATGGCCGAGGGTGTCTCAATTAGATTAGTGAAAGGTGCCTATAAAGAAAATATAACATTAGCATATCAACGCAATAAATTTAAAGTCGATACATATTTAAGATTGGCACGGGAGTTATTATCCAATAAAGGTAAAACATATTTTTACTATAATAATAATTGTAGGCATGCTATAGGAACACATGACGCAGGTATTATCAAAACTATTAGAAAAGAGTTACCCATACTAAAAGTTCAGCCTCAGGACTTCCAATTTGAGTTATTGTATGGAATCAGAAGGGATATAGCTTCTTCCTTGTTATCTGATGGATTTAATGTTACAATATATACTCCATTTGGCAAAGAGTGGTTGCCATATACTTTAAGAAGGCTGAAAGAGTTTAAAAATTTAAGATTCGTTTTTGTTAACATTATAAAGGAAGCGTTTAGTAAATGACCGATTACTCCGTGTTGTTCTTTGAAGAATGTGCAAGGTGTAGACAATTTGATATAAATTATAAGCATAGAAATTGTGGGTTTGAAATAATAAGAAAAGAAGATAGAACGATACAAGTATTTGAGTGTAGCAAATGTAATTTTAAATGGACAAAGGAATTTAAATATGAAAGTAGCACTAATAACTGATCAACATTTTGGTGGGAAACAAGACAGCCAGCATTTTTCTGAATATATTGAGAAGTTTTATACGAAACAATTTTTTCCGTATTTGTTAAAACATGATATTATAAATGTGGTTGATTTGGGTGATACCTTTGACCGTAGAAAGTATGTAAATTTTCTTACATTAAATGAAGTAAAGAGATTTTACTTTGATGTTTTAGCACAACATCATATTAAGCTCCATAGTATTGTCGGTAATCATTCTACATATTATAGAAATACCAACTCTGTTAATAGCTCTGATTTACTTTACGGTCATTATGATAATATAGAAACATACCCAGAAGTCTCAACAATATGTATTGATGGTACAGTTATTGATTTGATTCCTTGGATAAACTCTGAGAACTATGAAAAGACAATGGATTTTATCAAACACTCAAAGGCACAAGTAGCATTGGGTCATTTAGAGGTTGCTGGATTTGCTATGTATAAAGGCTATAATGCAGAGGATGGTATTGCAAAAGATATATTTAAAGGATATGAAGTAGTATGCTCTGGACATTATCATCATAAGTCAAGTAAAGATAACATTCATTATCTTGGAGCTCCATACGAAATAACTTGGAACGATTATGATGATCCTAGAGGATTTCATGTATTTGATACAGAAACCAGAGAGTTAAAGTTTATTCAAAATAAGTATCGTTTGTTTGAGAAGATTTATTATGATGATAGTAGCAATATTGATTATCAAAACATAGATACTAGTTATTATAAAGATAAGATTGTAAAATTGATAGTAGAAGAAAAAACTAATATATCTACCTTTGAAGATTTTGTAGAAAGATTATATAAAGCCGAATTAAATGATTTGACTATTTTAGAAGATTTATCAGAATATTCTATGCGATATGGTGAGAATGATGAAGAGGACTTGGAAGTTGGTAACACATCAACATTTTTGGATGAGTATGTAGATAGTATTCCGGACAACAATGTTAAAGATGTAGAACGGAATAAAGTGAAAAAATTATTACAAGTGATTTATAGTGAGGCTTTAAATATAGATGATTAGGTTAAAGACTGTAAGGTTTAAAAATTTCTTAGCATCTGGCAACAGGTTTGTAGAAGTAAAGTTGGATAAAGAACCTATGATGTTGGTGGTTGGAAAGAATGGAGCTGGTAAATCTACATTAATTGATGCTCTTACATTTTCTTTGTTTGGTAAACCATTTAAGAAGATTAATAAAAGTCAATTATTAAATACTGTTAATGAAAAAGAGTTAATGGTAGAGATAGAATTTGCTGTCGGACGCTCTGAATGGAAAATAAGAAGGGGTATGAAACCAGCTGTTTTTGAAATCTATCATAATGGTAAAGTAATAAACCAAGATGCCAAAGCAACTGATTATCAAAAGTATCTTGAGGAGAAAGTTCTTAAACTAAATTTTAAATCATTTACACAGATTGTTGTATTGGGTTCAGCATCATTTGTTCCATTTATGCAACTGACTGCTAGTGATCGTAGAATAATTATTGAGGATATTCTGGATATTGGTATATTCTCTATTATGAAGAATCTGGTTAAAGATAGAGCTGGTACTTTAAAAGAAGAACTGTCTGAGCTTGAATATGAAATTAAGTTATTGCAAGAGAAAATAATTCTTGAAGAAAAATATCTGGAAGAATTAAAAAGTGATTCGGATAAGAAAAGAAAATCTAATTTAGATAAGATTGAAGAAACAGAAAAATTAATTGTGAAGCTTAATGATGAAATAGAAGATCATAAAGATATGGTGTTATCGTTGATGGATTCTATAGCTGATAAATCCACAATATTGAAAAAGAATAAAGAGTTAGATAAGTACCGTTCACAGATTGATAAGAATTTAAAGAAACTTAATAAAGATAAGAGATTTTTTGAGGATAATGAAAATTGTCCAACTTGTGAACAAGATATTGATGAAAACTTTAAGAAAAGAAAACTTAATGATGTTGAGGATGATATAGATGAGATGAATGAGGGTTTAGATAAGCTCGTGTTGGAAGTTGAGAAAGTAGAAGAACGAATAGCTGAAATACAAACTTCTAATGATATGATACAGAAGGAAGAAAATAAAATCAGTTTAAAGAATAGTGATATACAGGCACATAATAGTTTTATTACGAAATTGAATGAAGAGCTTCAAGAGACAAAAGAAATTGATAAAAATAAAGTAAAAGTATTTGAAAGTGAATTACAAGAATATAAAAATGAAAGATTACAATATGTAGAACAAAAAAAATATTATGATATATTAAGCACCATATTAAATGACAAGGGAATTAAGACTAGAGTTATTCGGAAGTATCTTCCTGTTATAAATGATAGAGTAAATAAATATTTAAAGGATATGGATTTCTTTGTGAATTTTCAGTTGGATGAGAATTTCAATGAAACCATTAAGAGCAGACACCGTGATGATTTCTCATACTATTCGTTTTCTGAAGGTGAAAAGAAAAGGATAGATGTTAGTTTACTTTTGACATGGAGAGATATTGCCGCAATGCGTAATAGTGTTAATGTTAATCTATTAATACTTGATGAAATCTTTGATGCTTCTTTAGACCAAGCTGGTATGGATGATTTAATGAAACTGTTCAACTTTCTAAAGAATACTAATTTGTTTATTATATCACATAAACTAGATATATTAGATGATAAGTTTCCATCTAAGATTACAGTTGAAAAAGTTAGTAATTTCTCACAATATATATTTGAATAATGAAGATAATAATTGTAATGTGGATAATATATTTACATGACCTATCAAGTCATAAAATAATTTATGATGGTAGTTTGCATGATTGTTTACATGAAGCCCTATCGTTTAATTTTAAAAATGAAGATAAAGCTTATTCTGGATGTTATGCAGAGATTAGGCAACCAAATTATTTAGAGGAATGAGTAATGCCGTTATATAGTTATTATTGTGAAAAATGTAACAAAGTTTACGAAAATCTTAGAAGTATAGAACAAAGAGACATTAAACTGGCCTGTCCAGAGTGTAATGAGAAATGCAGCCGCATACTGGATATGTCCTCTTTTCAATTAAAAGGAGATGGGTGGGCTAAAGATGGTTATAGTAGTAAGAAGTCTGTTAAAGAAGAATCTTCATAAAAAATTAATAATCTTTTAATTGTAATCTAACATAAAAATAAGCTCTACTTTATAAATATTTGTAATTAATTAATAAATAACAAGTATAGAAAAGGAGAGTGCGAATGAAGTTTGTTTTTAGTGTGATTGTAGGTTTATTATTTACAGGATGTGCAAGTGAGATAAGCAAACACAGAACGGTACATCAATTATTATCACCCGACAAGTTGAATATGCAGATTCATGTTAATCCCGATATAAGAAATGATTTACGAGATGATACCACAGTTCAACAAGTCCGATTAGGATTAGACTGGAATTTATAATATGGATTTTATAACATTATGGGCTTTACTTGGTTTTGCGTTTGCAGTTTACGCAGTAACAGCCAACGATAGTATTCAAACATTAGGTACTTACATATCATCTAATAAAGATATTAAGTGGTATTGGATGTTTGTATTTATGGGTTCAATCTTTGTATTGACAATGGTGAATGGATTTGTTTCTGGTGATCCTGCCTTTGGAAGATTATCTAAATTTACATATATAGAACCGCAATGGTATCATGCCATGGCTCCTTTGGTTCTGGTTATACTAACAAGAATTAAAATACCCGTATCGACTACTTTCTTGGTGTTGTCTGTATTTGCATCAAGTTTAGTTATGGAAAAGATGTTAGTCAAGAGTTTTCTTGGTTATGCTGTATCTTTTGTCTTTGCCTTTGGTGCATGGTATTTAATTAGTAAGTATATTCTGAATGAAGGTGAAAAGGGTTATGATAGTCATAATAACCATTGGAGAATTGCCCAATGGATTACTACTGGATGGTTGTGGTCAACATGGTTAAAACACGATATGGCAAATATCATGGTATTTTTACCAAGATACCATCCATCCGGAGATACTATATATGAGATATTTGTTATTGGTGTTATGTTAGCTGGACTTGCATTTATGTTTTGGGAACGTGGTGGAAGGATTCAAGAAATTGTACTAACAAAGACCAATACAAGATATGTGCGTTCAGCAACATTGATTGATCTGGTTTATTGTTTCGTTTTATATTTCTTCAAAGAATTAAATAATATTCCAATGAGTACAACATTTGTCTTTATGGGAATGTTAGCTGGTAGAGAAATTGGAATCTGGATGCATCAAAAGAATTTAACATATACAGCCGAACACCAGAAAGCAATCTTTCCGATGTTATATACTGATTTCCTCAGATTAATGTTAGGATTGGCTATTTCGGTGTCTTTAGCCTATGGTGTGCATTATCTGAATAATTAAAATTTTTTAATGAACCTTGACATCTGAAATTTAGATGTTATTTATATAGTATAACATTAATTTTTCAAAAGGAGCAGATATGAGTTTAGTAAAGTTTAGAGACCCGTTTGATAGTGTTTTTCCAAGTTGGATTAATTATGATAGGCACGACAATTGGTATAATGGAATAACACCATCATTAGGAAAAACGAATTATCGTTGGAATGAGGATGATAAGACTTATACACTTGAAGCTGTAATGCCAGGCCTTACAAAGAAAGATGTTAAGGTTACATTTAAAGCTGATACATTGACTATCAAGTGTGATAAGTCGGTATCTGAAAAAGATAGAGATTTTTATGGTGTTAAAACTGAAAGGTCTTTTTCTAATTTTCCTAATGCTGTCAACGCTAATAATATTGAAGCGGAAATGGTGGATGGTATTTTGAAAGTTATTTTACATAAAAAAGAGCCTGATAGTGGTAAAACCATTAAAATACGCTGATAACTCCTTTAAATACAAGGAGTTATGGACAGGGTTCTGTAACTCCTTGTATTATAAGGTCTCGGTCGTTTCTTTATAAGTCCCCATAAAACAACCACTTACAGACGAACTTTTTCCTTGTGGTATTATTGCAATTTTGCTATAATACTTGTAATAATTGAGGAGTATTACTATATGATGAAAATTGAATCAAAAGAAAAACTAGCAAAACTGTTAGCAATTGAAGATTTAGATATTCAACATCAGCAAGTTCAAACTGCTATGTTTGATTTGAAAAATCGAATTTTAGTCCTTCCTGTTTGGAAAGATATGCCTAATCATTTATATGACCTTTTGGTTGGCCATGAAGTTGGGCATGCTCTTTTCACTCCAACAAAAGAATCACGACTTAAAAAAATAATCAAAAAAACTTCAAAAGATTGTGTCAATGTTATTGAAGATGCTCGAATTGAGACTTTAATCAAACGACGCTATCCTGGCTTACGCAAACAATTCCATAAAGGCTACAATCATTTAATCGAAAAAGATTTTTTTGGTTTGAAAAAGCGTGATATTAATGATGCTGATTTTTTAGATAGAGTTAATATCCATTTTAAGGTTCCTCAATATGGAGATGTTCTTTTCAATAAAGAAGAGCAAAAGCTTGTTGATCTAATAGAGAAAGCAAAATCATTTTCTGATGTTGAAAAAGTAGCCGTTAAGGTTCATGCTTATTGTAAGAAGCATGATAAGCATGAGGATTCAGATAATTCTGAAGCTGGTGATAATCCACAAGATAATGTTGATGGCACTGGTGAAAGTCAAGTATTTAATAGTGAATCTAATGAAGCTGGTGAATCTGGTGAATCTGAATCTGGAAAAACGGATTCTATACAAGAAGAATCTCAAGAAGAATCTAAAGAAGAAGAAAATTCTGTTTCTGATGAAGAAGTCAATAATGGTTCTAATGATGAGCAAGAATCTAAAGACGGTGGAAAAGGTGAAGAAGAAAAATTTAAAATAGATAAAGAAGCTTTAGATAAACCAAAGCCTGATGAAGTTGTAGCAAAAACTCAACGCCATTTTGATGAGCGTGTAAAATCAGAGCTTGTTGATACCAGCCATAATGTTTTATATGTTAATGTTCCCGATAAGATTAATGAGAACGCTGTTGAAAGTTATAAAAAGGTTCATCATAATCTTAATAAATTTTATAGTGGAAAGTCGAGTGAATGGCATCCATATGAGAATCAGTTGGATAGAGTTTATAGTGGAGCAAAAGATATGTTACAGAAACTTAAAAAAGATTCTGTTAAAACTGTTAATCATATTGCTATGGAGTTTGAACGCAAGAAAGCAGCGGATGTTTATAAAAAGACTCTAATTACTAAGTCTGGTGTTTTAGATACCAATAAGATGTTCTCTGCTAAGTATAATGAAGATGTATTTAAAAAGAATGTTAGGATTCCAGAAGGCAAGAATCATGGTTTGGTTATGTTTATTGATTGGTCTGGTTCAATGGCTTGTAGTATTGCTGAATGTATCAAGCAAGTTATTGAATTGACATTTTTCTGTAAAAAAGTAAACATTCCATTTGAAGTGTATAGCTTTACTGATAGAATGGGTGCAGAACGCAATGTGAAAGCGTTTGATTATAGACACGGTGATGCAGCATATGATTCTGGTGTAAAATTAAGAAATTATATTTCAAGCCGAATGTCTAATAAAGAATATAATAATGCTTTATTGAATCTTTGTATCTTGGCAGGTCGTTTTAATGTTAATGGTTATGTTTCTTATAATTGTCCGTCAGCCGATGAGCTTGCATCTACTCCGTTGAACGGTGCAATACTTTTATCTGAGCATGTTATTCGTGATTTTAAAAATAAGCATGCTTTGGAAAGTGTTCATGCAGTTTGGTTGACGGATGGTGAAGGAAACCGTAATACAGGTAAATGGAATGCCGAAAAGGGATTTGCTGAAAGTTTTCATAATAACGATACTTGGACAAAAGATGATCCTATATTAGGAAAAGTGTATTTGAAAGATAAAAAAACAAGAAAAGATTATCTTGTTTGGTCTAAGAATGATTATGTTTCTGCTACACCTGCTTTATTTGATATGGTAAAAGACCGACTTGGAATTAACATTGTTGGTTTCTTTATTCTTCCTAATTTCAAACCTAGTTCATTGTGGAGGTATACACCAAAGCATATAGATTATCATGGTTATGGTTATGGTAAACATAAAGATGCATTTCAAGAGTGGTTAAAGAAAATAAGAAAAGATGGTTACTTTGTTAAAACAGAAGCTGGTTATGATGAATATTATGTTTTGAATAATAAACCAGATAATAAACCAGTCGGTGAAATTACTGATAATATGACAACACGAAAAATGGTTAGTATCTTTTCTAAAAAGAATAACCAGTTTAAAGTGAAACGCGTTATCTTGTCTAGGTTCGTTGATTTAATCACGGCCAAAATATGAGTGAGTTCAGAAGCGATATAAGGCGATATTATGGAAAAGACATACCATTGGCAGGGTATAAAAACATCGCCTTATATCGGGTCTGTAAGTTGTTGAATCTAAAGGACTTATGGACAAAATGCTAAGTCGTTATAAAACAATGAGTTACAGAGGAACTTTATCCTTGTATATATTGTTGAAATTTGCTATAATTTAGTTAATAATTGAAAGGAGTTTATTTATATTATGAATAACAGAGAAAAGTTTAAAGCAGAAATCGTAAAAAAGTATGGCAATAAGAAGTTTACCACGGAGCAAGCTAAGGATGCTTGTAAAGCTGTTGGATTAACTGATAGTCAATTTAGGACTATCAACGCTCATGTTTTACGACATATTAAAATTGAGAAAGGTGTATTTGCTTTTTCAAAAGACCATCATTTTGGTTCTGGACAAAAAACAGTTAAAAAGACGGAGGCTGTTATTAAGGCCGAGAAAAAGAAAACTCTCAAAAAAGATCAAGAAGTATTAAATGAAGTAGTGGTTCCTGTTCCTGCAAAGCTTTCACACGCTCCAAAAGAAACCGTGTTTTCTCAAAAGCTTTCTGATACAGTAGTTAATCTCATTCCAAAAAAAGACCCTCAATATGTAACTTGGGGACATTTTAAAGACATTAAAACTATTCTTGAAAGAAAAATCTTTTACCCGATTTTTGTTACTGGATTGTCTGGTAACGGAAAAACTTCAATGATTCACGAAGTTTGTGCTAAGTTGAAGCGTGATTTAGTTCGTATTAATATCACTATTGAAACGGATGAGGACGATTTGCTTGGTGGCTTTCGTTTAGTTAATGGTGAAACAGTTTGGCAAGACGGTCCGTTAGTTGTTGCTATGAAAACTGGTGCCGTTGCACTTATTGATGAAGTTGATTTGGCTTCTCATAAAATTATGTGTTTACAACCTATTATGGAAGGTCAACCAATTTATCTTAAAAAGATTAATGAAGTTGTTTATCCAGCCGAAGGTTTTAATGTAGTTGCAACAGCAAATACAAAAGGCAAAGGTTCTGAGGATGGTAGATTCATGGGAACTAATATCTTGAATGAAGCATTCTTAGATAGATTTGCGGCAACCTTTTATCAAGAGTATCCTTCAGTAGCACAAGAAACGAAGATACTTAAAAAGCAACTTGCAACGCATGAGATTGTTGAAGATAATTTTGTTGATAATCTTGTTAAGTGGGCTGATGTTATTCGTAAATCTTTTAATGAGGGTGCTGTTGATGAAATTATCACTACTCGCAGACTGATTGATATTACCACAAGCTATGCTATCTTTGGTGATAAAATGAAAGCAGTAGTATTGTGTTTGAATCGGTTTGATGATGAAACCCGTGAATCATTCACAGACTTTTATACAAAAGTGGATGCTGGTGTTTCAATGGAAGATTTACTAAAACCTGAAGTTGGAGAAATCGAGGATCAGGAAAATGATGAAGAAGTTCCTTTTTAGTCTTAGTTTAATTCTATTATGTTACAGTCCTGTCTCTGCGGAGCAGGATTGTGATGTAATGAAAAACAAAGATACGAATGTAACACTTGGATTTAAAGCAGGAACTATATTGATGGGTGTGGGACCTGAAATAGCATTTAGAGATTTTTATGGTATACAATGGCGTGGTAATATTCAGTATATGATAGCTGAGTATGAAGAATTATGCTCCAGATATAATACGGGTAGAATGACTAAAGAGGAGTACGATAAAGAGATTCAAAATATTATTAGTAGAAGTAGGCGGTACGAGCAGGAAGTAGCAGAAAGGTTTAGAATGAAAAAAGAACTTATGTTTAATGAACTGAAAGGCGTAGCACAATGAAACATTTTATTATTATTAGTATGTTAATTTTTGGAACAGCATGTTCGGGTATTCAAACAATACCTGATGTTGCTATGACACCTAAAGCATTAAAAGAGTATGATCCTCCAAAATGGGTTTTGATGGGTGGTGGAGCATGGACTGATAAGAAAGGCAAAGCATTTTATGGTGTTGGTTCATCTACAGGCGTACAGAATTATTCTTTACAAAGAACTGTTGCTGATGATAGAGCCAGAGCAGACCTTGCTAAAGTTTTTGAAGTTTATGTAAACTCTTTGACTAAAGATTATCAAGGCCATACAACTATGGGCAATTTTGATGTTTCTAGCGAAGAGCAGAATGCTGAAGTAGCATTAAAAGTGGCAGTCAAACAAACACTTCGCGGAGCAGTAATTATAGACCATTTTGAAATTCCAGAGCGTCGTGAATTTCTTTCGTTGGCTCGTTTGGATTATGATGCCGTTCAAAGGAATGTAGAAACTAGTCAAGCGGTGAAAGAATTACCTGATAAAGTTCGTGAAGATATTAAAAAACGGGCAGCTGCTCGTTTTAAACTTATGGAAGAAGAAACTAATAAGTTTTATGAAGAAGAACACGGACATAGCTTTGATTTTAAGGAGTAAAGATTATGGGCTACTTTAAATATTTAATTCCAGTAATTTTGGCAATGGTATTTTGGTATGTCGTTTTTGCAATAATCACTATTTCAATTGCCAATGCACAAACACCTGATTGGGTACTTGGAAAAGAGCATAAAAGTTTTCCAGATTTAAAGTACATAGTTGGTGTTGGGGTTTCTGAAAAGAGTCCTATCATGGCAACACAATCGGCACGAGCAGAATTAACTAAGAGTATTAGTATTAAAATTAATTCTTTTGTGTCGGATTTTATGAGTAGAGAGGAATCTGTTTCTGAATCTTCTATTACTACAAGTACAGATTTTATCCTTGAAGGTTCACAAGTAAAGGATGGTTGGTATGATCATAGAAATAATTTATATTATTCGTTTGTTGTTATTGAAAGGAGTCATGTTCTTGAAACATTAAAAACAAAAATTGATAATCTATTTTTAAATATTGAATCAATGTTAAAACAGGGTAATGATTGTTTAGTTGAGCATGACATTATAACAGCTCTTGTACATTATTATGATGGATATAAAGAAACAGATAAAGTTCTTCCTTATATTCAGACCTATAATAGTGTTATAATGAAAGAACAAAAATATAAAGGTTGGTATGATTATAAGCTTTTATTTAAAGAAAAGATTCAAAGTATAATTAATAATATTTCTCTTGATAAAATATCTGAAATGGTAGATCAAGAGGACATACCTTCAAATGTTCGTGCTTTATTTAATGGAAAAGGTATAAAGGATTTTCCAATTAAATATTATGAAGTTTCTCATAAAGAAGATTCTGATATTTATGTAAAAGCTGGTATTGATTTACCAAAATTTGAAAAACATTTTAATCATAATTTACAAAAGAATTTATTTGGCCGACTTAAATTGATGAATGTTTCTTTTAAAGCAAGAAAACAGAATACAATTCCTATAGCTCAACAAAATGTAGTTCAGAATAAACAACCTAGAAGATTAACTGCTTTTCAAGAGTGTTGTGCTAATGATATAGGTCCTAATTTTAATAATTTCCGTATGGGAAGGCGAAGTCGTGGTAATATAAATTTTAATATGGGGTTTGGTAATGGTAGGCGTCGGGGTATTATAAACATGAACACAGGATGGTAATATGCCAAGAGAAATGTTGAAGTTAAGAAAAGGTGATTCAGCAATAAAAATTAAACAAGACGGACAAATGGAACTAGCTGGTGTTTCAGATAAAGCAATGATGGATGATAGAGGAGGTATAAATCCTATTATTTTATTTGCAGCTGCATGGGCAAAAAAAGATCAAGAATTATTTGCTCATTTGGTAGAAAATTTTAAGACTAGTGTTAAAGAAGGATATTTTGGTGAGGCCGCAAAAAATGATTATACAAGAATGGAAGCAATTGCCAAAGAAAAGGAAGATGAAAAAAAGGTCATGGAAAAGTTAGAAGAGGTACATAAAGATATAAAAGATATACGGAATGTTGGTAAAATAACTATTGAAGAAGGAGCTGAGAATGAAACTAAGTAAAGAAACCATTGAAGTATTAAAAAACTTTGCTGGCATTAATCAATCTATCGTAGTGAATAAAGGTAGTAAATTAAAAACAGTTAATTCCTTAAAGAATATTCTGGCTCACGCAACAGTTGAAGAAGATTTTCCAAAAGAATTTGCCATTTATGATTTGACTGAATTTCTAGGGTTAATTTCTACAATGGAGGATCCTGAGTTATCATTTAATGATAGTGATGTTACAGTATCGTCAGGAAGTAGAAAAGTTAAGTATCGTTATGCTGATACAGATTATATCGTTAAACCAGAAAAAGATATTGAAATGCCCGAAAGTGAAATTAAGTTTAAATTGAATCAAGATGTTTATGTTAATTTAGATAAGACAGCTACTATTCTACAATTAAATGATGTTTGTTTGAAGGGTTGTGAGAAATCAAATAAGATGTTTTTATGTGCTACTAATAAAAAGAATGATTCTTCAAATGATTATTCGGAGGAAGTTGGTGAAGGAGTTCCCAATAAATTTAATGTTGTTATGAAGAAAGAGAATCTTAAAATAGTCCCGGGTGATTATGATGTTGAAATATCATCCAAAGGTATTTCACATTTTAAAAATACAAATTCAGATTTGGAATATTGGATTGCTTTAGAACCTACAAGTGAATACGGAGAATAATTGATGCAGATATTTGCTGATACAAGCGATATAGAAGAAATTCAAACTTTATGGGATGGTGGATTAATTCAAGGTGTTACAACTAATCCATCTATAATTGCAAAGCAATATGGAACTACTAATAACTGGCATAATGTTATTAAAGAAATTTGTCATATAGTAAACGGCCCTATCTCTGCTGAAGTAACTTCAACGGAAGTAGGTGAGATGGTTCAAGAAGGCCAAGAGTTATCAGAGATACATGAAAGGGTTGTTGTAAAACTTCCATGTACACCTGCTGGTATTAAAGCTTGTAAGGTCCTTACAGAGTATATGAATATTAGAGTTAATATGACTTTATGTTTTTCTGTAGCACAGGCAGTATTAGCATCAAATGCAGGTGCAGCTTTTATAAGTCCTTTCATTGGAAGAATGGATGATGTGTACCATTCTGGTGTGGACTTGGTTGAACAAATACAAAATGCATATTTAAATGATATGAATAAAGCTCCTAGGATACTTGCAGCTTCTATTAGAAGTGTAGAACATCTTAATCAGGTTGCACAATACGCAGATATTGCAACTTGTCCTCCAAAGATTATATGGAAAGTATTTGAACACAATTTAACTGTAAGTGGTTTAAAACAATTTAGTGAGGATTGGAAAAAAGCAAATGGATAATAATACATTATGGGTTGAAAAGTTTAGGCCAGAAACGATTGAAGATTGTATTTTACCAAATGAAATCAAAACTACATTTCAAAGTATAGTTGATAGTGGTGAGATTCCTAACCTTCTTCTCACCGGAAGTCCCGGGATTGGAAAGACAACGGTAGCCAAGGCATTGTGCAATCAATTGGATTGTGATTCAATTATGATAAACGGAAGTGATGAAGGTAGAATGATAGACACCTTAAGAACAACTGTTGTGAACTATGCCAGCACTGTATCTCTTTCAGGTGGGAAGAAGGTTATCATCATTGATGAGGCTGATTATATGAATAAGGATTCAGTACAGCCTGCCTTGAGAGGTGTGATAGAAGAATTTTCTAAGAATTGTCGTTTCATATTTACTTGTAATTTTAAGAATAGAATTATTCCTGCATTACATTCTAGGTGTTCAGTAGTTGACTTTGTGATTAGTAAAGATTCCAAACCAACTGTAGCTATGAATATGTTGGAAAATACTAAACGAATTTTAGATAAGGAAAGTGTTAAGTATGATGAAAAGGTTTTAGCAGACTTAATATTAAAATACTTTCCAGATTTTCGTAGAGTGATTAATGAATTACAAAAGTATTCTTTGAATGGTGTTATTGATGATGGGATTCTTAAACAATCGTCTGATGAGAACTTCAATGAATTGTTTGTAGCTCTGAAAGGAAAAGATTTCTCCGGAATGAGGAAATGGGTAGCACAAAATATTGACAACGATCATGTGAGATTATATCGTCAAATCTATGACACTTTGAATAAAAGATTTGAAAAACGAAGTATTCCTCAAGCAGTATTAACTATTGCAGACTATTCTTATAAGTCAGCTTTCGTTGCAGATCAGGAAGTCAATATGGTTGCTTGTTTAACAGAATTAATGTTAGAATGTGAATTTGTATAACTTCTTCCTTGTATTTCACACATGAGTATAGTATAATATATATAAAATAAAATTAACATAAAGGAAATATTTAATGGCATCACCACAAAGACAACTTGTACGACAAAACGAAATTAATAGACGAAAAGAATTAATAAAAGTTCTTAAAGAAGAAGGTTGTGAATCTTTATCTAGTGTCGATACGTCAGAATATACTGCTTGGAAGCTTTCTAAAAGATCAAAATATAAAACTATACAGATAGCTTTATCTAATTGGGATTCACTTTCAAAAGAAGCTCAAGACCTTGTGGTAGAATATTGTGGTATTGAGATGAAAGGATTAAGTTTAATAGAAGCTTATGACCAAAATATTATTTTATCTAAACGAAAATGGCTGAATCGTTTGTTATTGAAAACTAAGTGGGCTGAAAATCGATTTAAACAAACTAATGAATTTTTATCATCACTCTTTTCATTAGATGATCCCACGGCTATGACTTTAGTTCCAGTAGATTTAATCCTTAAATCCTTAAATAAAGAAATAAAAAAGTTAGAAGAAGCAGAAGATATTTTAGGTCTTAAGGATGAAAAATCAATAGCATTGTTTAAAAAAATGTATGATGATATAGAAGCAGAGTATAATGATGGTGTTCGTTTATTTTTAATTGATGGACAAAATCGTGTTGAACATTCATTAATACCATTCTTTTATAATGACCATCCACTTAAACTTGATGAGAAGCATGATGTTGATATGATTAAATTTACAGCTGTTAAAGATGGTAAAACATTAACATTCTTTGCTGATGATATGCTCAAGGAGGATGGATTAATATTTAAAAATTTACCAGATGAAATAAAAGAGGCTATGGATAAAGAATGTCAAACTGTTCATGTAGCAACTGAAGGTACTATTGATGCTCTTGTTCAGTATTATCGGAATGTTGCTAAAGGAAATGCGGCAAAGGAATATCAGATGTTATTATATACTATTGATATTTTACCAGAAAAAATAAAAGAGATGATTCCAGAACATGAAGAATCTTTAAATGCTTCACCAATAATTGCTTTAGCTAATTGTTGTAAACAATTATCAGAAGGTTTTGTAGAACAGAATGGTGTTTCTGAATTAACTTGTGAATTAGCTACTTATTTTATGTGTCCTGATAAATTTAGTGAGAAGGTATTTGGTAAAGCTGTCGATTTTGTTAAGAATCATAAAGAAAATAATGTTGCAAACCATTTAGCTGCTTTTGTAAAAGCAGTTAAGGTGTTAAATTTTATTGCAGAAATATATAAAGTAACGGGAAATGTTACAAACCCTAAAGCAAGAACAAAATTAAAAGAAAAATTAGATAAAGAATTTGCATTTTATAATTTACCTATGTTTTTTGATATATTAACAAATTCTAATTTTGAGGAACGTGATAAATTGGATTTTTTCCAACAAAACCCATTAGCTGATATAAAATTAGATACAGACAGAATTCGTGGAAAAGTTATCGCTATACAATTCAAAGATTATTTAACTGCTCTTTCATCTGATACTTTGTCTGAAGCGGATTATACTGGAAAGCTTCTTGAACCATGGGAAGAACTATTAGCAAAGGACGCCCAAGCAAATATGTCTAATTTTTTTACTGCTGATCCTAGATTAGAAAACTGGTGGGAAAAATATCATTCTGGGGAGTTATTGAATCCTGATAGAAATTTAGAAGTCTCACCAGAAATACAAGATAAAGAGGTATTAGTTAAAAATGATGTTACAATAGGTCTTAAAACTGATTCTTGGTCATATTTAAAAGAATATAAAAGTAAAGAATATACTTCTAAGAAAATGAAATATATGCTAACTTTTATAGATTCTATGATTGAGGAATGGCAGAATAAAAAATTAATAAAGTTTAGTTGTTTAGATGCAAAATTTTCTTCACAAACAAAGGCACAAGCATCAGCAAAGGCTGATGCAAAAGGAATGTCCACACACGGTAAACAGAACGGACATAAGTTTGCAGCTACTAAAGTAGTTGAAGGGGAAAATATTGATATACTTAATTATATTCCTTCTCCTGCAAATATCGAGAAGGAAGATACTTTTATAAACCAAAGTACAGGTAATAAATTTGACAAGACAGCAATTAATGAATAAATAGTTTGTCCTTGTATTTTATCTTTAACTTTGTTATAATTATATTATGAAACATAAATTGAGATATTCAGAGATGTTTTACTCCCTCCAAGGAGAGGGAAGGTACGTTGGTGTGCCTTCCCTCTTTCTACGCTTATTCGGGTGTAACTTTGAGTGTACTGGTTTTGGTCAAGATAGGGATAGATCGAAATGGGTACCTGAAAAAGATATGCCTCACAATCAAGATTATCCAGATGTAAAATCCATTGAAGATTTACCAGTTCCCGGGATTGGTTGTGATAGCTCTTTTTCTTGGGGAAGAAAATGGAGTCATCTAGCTCATTATGAGGATATTGATACCATCATTAAAAAGATGGACATGGTTGATTGGTATGGTAAAAAGAATAGTGAATGGATTACGGGAGATATATCTCCTGCTCTTTTACAGGATGATGGTGTTCATTTAGTTATTACGGGTGGTGAACCTTTACTCAAAGGATTCCAGCCAGGTGTCTTTGAATTAATGACACACCCAGAATTGAAAACAAGATATGTTACGATTGAAACTAATGGGACACAAATCTTTTCACCTTATGATTATTGCGAGAATAATGGTTATATGTTTCCAGACCATCATAGAAAGTTTGGTACTAATAAAAATGCAGGTATAACATTTTCTGTTTCACCAAAACTTTCTAATAGTGGTGAGGCATGGAGTGATGCAATTAGACCAGAAGCACTTGCATCATACAATGCATGGCCTTATTCTTATTTGTATCTCAAGTTTGTTGTTAGAGATGCGGCAGATATGGAAGAAGTTGAAAGAGCTGTTAAAGAATATGACCATGCTCGTGTTAATATAGATGCAGTTTATTTAATGCCTGAAGGTGCATTAGATCATCAAATAGAAGAAAAGAAAATAGCAGAACTTGCCTTGAAATACGGTTACAAGTATAGTCCGAGGTTACATTTAAATCTTTTTGGAAATGAATGGGGTACATAATGGCAGGATCAACGAAAGGTACTAAAGTCAGTACAGGAAAAGGTGGTTTAAGAGGTGTTCCAAATCAGGATAAAGTGAATAATAAATCTATTATTGTTGACCCAGATGGAAGAAAAGGACATACTAAAATAGATAGTGATACATTTAATGTTTTAAGTAAAGCTGCAAAAGACATGAGGATAGGTAGAGCAACACTTATAAGAGATGTTCTTCAATCGTTTTGTATGTATTATATGGAAGCAAAAGAATTGGGTGGTAATCCTTTTTTTAATACAACTAAGACATATGAAGTTTGGCTACAAGAAAGAGTGGAAGTAAGAAAATTATTAAATGAAATTGTTAAAATGAATAACACAATGCAACAAAATAGTCAATCATCTGAAGTTAAAATGTTGTCTCAAATGATTGTTGCGTTGACTAAGATGATGAACCTTACTCATAAGACAGTATTATGACAGAACTATTTAATTATTATTATGATGAATATTATAATGATATAGCTACACTATATGATAGGTATGTTAATGTTGTTAATCCACATATAGTTGGTGTATATCGTGGTTCATTACCAATGGCAACACATCTAAGTAATGTTCTGGAATGTCCTATGAGTATTATAAAGTTTCAGTCCCGGGATGGTGAGGATAAAAAAGCTGAATGGTTATTAAACTTAACAGAGGATAAAAGTGTTAGAGACAAACCACAATTCTTTCCTCATTTAATTGTGGTTGATGATGTTTATGATACTGGTAAAACATTTAGAGCTATTAAAGAACTTCCAGAATTTAAATCTAATCCTGATTATAGTTTGACTGCATTGTTTGGTAATGCTAATGAAGATGGTGTTTCTTATTTACATGAACAACTTTTTCGTTGGATTGTTTATCCTTGGGAAAGAGTGAAAGGAATCATGTAATGTATAAGAGTACAAAAACATATGGTAATGAGAGAGGATTGAGTTGTTGTTTTAGACAATGGCAAGCAGATAGTCATTGTAAATATCTTCATGGTTATAGTTTAGGATTTCGTTTTACATTTGAAACTGAAACTTTAGATGAAAAAAATTGGGTCTATGATTTTGGTGGTTGTAAATGGATTAAAGTATTTCTTGAACAAACATTTGACCATAAACTTGTAGTAGATAATAATGACCCTGAGAAAGACCGTCTTGTACACTTATCAAATATTGCAATTACGGGTCCTCCAGTAGTTGTGGCACAAGTTCTTACAATGGATGGTGTTGGTTGTGAGAAATTTGCAGAGTATGTATTTAATTTTGTTGCACCAAAAGTTGAAGAAGAAACAAAAGGCCGTGTTAGTTTATATAGTGTTGAGTGTTTTGAACATGGTTCTAATAGTGCAATTTATGTGAATCCTTATGGGAGTTCTTTGGAATGAAACAAATAACAGCATCTGAAGCTATATTAGATTATTTAAAAAAGTCAAATATTAATTATTTTGCTAATGATAATATTTCTAAGTATATTGATGAAAGAGATTTACCAGAGATAGAAGCTGAAGTGGCAGAAGCCTTTGAAGGAGTATTGAAAGCACTTATTATCAATATAGAGGACGACCATAATACAAAGGATACTGCCGAAAGAGTAGCAAAGATGTATGTTCAAGAAATATTTAAAGGTCGTTATATTGATCCTCCAAAAGTAACTGCATTTCCAAATGCAAAACAATATGACCAGATTTATATGTCAGGTCCTATGAGTATTAATTCAACTTGCGCACATCATTTTCAACCAATCACAGGAAATGCATATGTTGGTATATTCCCGGGAGAAAAGGTAATAGGACTTTCTAAGTTTAATCGTATGGTTGATTGGATTGCATCAAGACCACAGATACAAGAAGAAATGACAGAACAAATTGCAGATATGATTGAGAAAGAAACTGAAGCAAAAGGTGTGGCTGTTGTTGTTAAAGCAGAACATTTTTGTATGACAGCACGAGGTGTTAAGGAACATGAAAGTGATATGTTGACATCTGTTGTTCGTGGTATCTTTCGTGATGAGCCACCAATTAAAGCAGAGTTCTTTTCTTTGTTAAGTACCATGAAAGGCATGAAGTAATGGTCAATATGATAACTAGTGGTAAACAAAAAGTAACTGGTAAAACAGTTCTTTTGTTTTCTGGTGGTATGGATAGCTTAATGTTTGATTATTTATTAGATCCTGATGTATTACTGTATATTCCAACAGGAAGTGAATATCAAGATATAGAAAGTAGTAAACTGCGTTTGCTTACGAAAAAGGGCTATATAGATGAAAGTAAGATAGTTAGTTTGTATGATACTTTGAATTTACGAGAGTATGAGCGTGATGATGCTATTGTTCCTAATCGTAATGCTCATTTAATGTTGTTAGCTTCTATGTATGGGGAGACTTTAATACTTGGAAGTGTGCAAGGGGATAGGTCGTATGACAAAGACCCTATCTTTTATGAGAAAATGACAGACTTGTTGAATCATATGTGGAAAGAACAGCATTGGACTGAGGAAAGAGTTTTTACAGTTAGTTCGCCATATAAAGATAAAACAAAGACAGAAATTGTTAAAGAGTATCTGGATAAAGGTGGAAGTGCAGAAGCATTGTTAGATTCGTGGAGTTGTTATGACCCACAAGTAGAATATCTTTTACATCCAGAGGTAGCTTGTGGTTGGTGTAAACCATGTTTTCGTAAATGGATTTCACTTCATAACAATAAAATAAATATACCAAAAGATTATTATAAGAATGATCCTTGGGAAGCACCATGGCTTCCAGAATTAAAACCAAAACTTTTACAGGGAATATACAGAGGTGCAGAGGACAAGGATTGGATTGCAGCTTTAAGTGATAAGGAGAAATTATGAGAGACGCGATATATATTCCAGCATATAGTGATGGTTTAATGACTTTGTTGGAGAATGATGATACTGCAATACAAACAAAATATCAATCAGCTTTTGATAAAAAGAAATCATTGAGAATTTATAAACATGATAGTGATTCTTATTTCAAGAATTACTTTATGTTAATTTCAGCTGGTACTCAACACAATAAAAAAGATTTTAGAAAAAAGATTCAATCAGAGAGTGCTAAAGTGTTTGTTGATAGTGGTGGTTATCAGTTAGCACATAAAACTGTTAATCATAAAAAATATACAGATGATGTAGCTTTGAAGTGGTCTGAAGAAAATGGTGATATATTTCCAATATTAGATAGACCAACATTTACATTGGGAATGAAAAGAGAAGGTAAACCAGTATCACCTTATAAAGATTATCAGGAGTGTTTAGATTTATCTGTTAATTCAGCAAAACATTATGCAGAGAATCGTAGTAGTTCTAAATCAAAAATATTAAATGTTATTCAAGGCCAAACTATACCACAAGTTAAAAAGTGGTATGATGAAATATCAAAATATGAATTTGAAGGTTGGGCATATGGTGGTACAAGAGGAAACTTAGGAAGGATTGTACCAGCAATATTATTCTTAATTAAGAATGGTGAATTTGATAGGCCAAAATGTAATTTATTTCATATCTTTGGTGTAACATCTAATGAGAGTATGATTTATTTTCAATATCTTCAAATGTTGTTAAATAAACATAATATTGATATGCAAATAACATATGATTCAACTTACTGGAATCGGACTGTTGTTTTTGGTGGGTACTTTACTGAGGCAAGATATATTACTGGAACAGGTATGGCTTCTATGAATTGGCCTAATACGATTAGTTATAAAAATCTTTCAAAAGATTTTAAGATGCCTTGTCATTGTCCAATATGTAAAGACTTAAATGATGCATATTCATTGTTTAATCAATATAAGAAAAATAAAGAAGGTAAAGAAATTGTAGTGTTTAGAGATTTTAACATGACTATGGCTTTTCATAATTTATATTTACAATTAGAATATCTTGAAAATGTTACAAGAATTTTAAAATCTGATATGAAAGAAATATATTTTGAGTTTTTTCCAAAGAAAATATATGAGAATTTACTGTTTCTGGATAAAGTGTTTGATGATATTTCAAAAGATTGGGAAGCCGAATGTAATCACAGATTTTTAACAGAGGGAGCAACATTGGAGGGATTTTTCTAATGATGAAAGTTTTGGCATTTGATTTAGATGATACACTTATTAGTGGGTGGCCACCAAATGATAAACGAACAAAGGTAGCTGACCAATTAGATATTTTATTTGAAAATCCTCATTATTTTATTGTTGTTTATACTGCAAGAAGCTATACAATATTCCATGAAACTAGGGCTTTATTGAGAAAACATAATATTAAGTATCATGCGTTGGTTATGGAAAAAATAAGAGCAGATTATTATATTGATGATAAAGCACTTGGTATTGAAGAAAATCTTGTTGATTTGATTACTAATGGTTATAATTGATATTATAAATATATAATGAAGGGAGGTAATACCAATGGAAGAACCAAAACCAGATAAAGATGGCAATATACACATTAAATTAAATTCTGATGATAGTGCGTTAATTGTTCGTGCTGATGGTACAGTTGAGGTTGTTAGCCGTGAAATGTCTGAAACTGAAAATGGTTATGTTGGTGATGTAGAAGATTTAAATAAGACTTTTTCGCTTGTTTTAGCTTTAGCCGCATCTTTAGAAGATGAAACATTATATGGTATGATTTATAATAATTTAAATCATGTTTTAATGAAACAATGGGATAGTTTAGATGATGCAAAGAAGAAAGAAATTTCAGAAATAAGAAAACGAAAAGATGACGAACAGAGTGAAGAAGAACGCGAAGAAAAAGATAAAAGAATAGATGAATTTAGAGAGAGAATGAATCGCCATAGACGAGGACATTGGGAAGAACAGCAAAGAAAGATGATGCAAGATTTACATGATGAAGCTGAACAAGAGTTTTTTCGGAGACATGGCAGAGAATTTATGAGACCTGAGCAAAAAGGACCTAGTAAAAGAAAACCTTCATTAAGGTCTCTTAGAAATGTAAAATGGGATCCTTATGATGAATCTTTGAAAGCAAATTTTAAAGATTATCGTGCAGATGCTCCACCTGATGAGGAGGAAGAATGAACCCTTTTGAATATGCGAATGACTTGATGACAAAAGAAGGTTATGATGAGCATATTGAGCAACGGAAAGATTATAAAGAGTTTTTGATAAATCGCTCCATATCTTATCAACCTGATTTGATTCACATTGTTAATGAGATAAATAAATATCCTGATGTTGAAAAGAAATTACATTATGATTTTCTTCAAAGTGCTATTCCGAAGAAAAAACGCCCAAAGAAGTTCTGGATAAAGGGGAAGAAACTAGCAAATATAGAATTAGTTAAGGAATTTTTCAAGTATAGTAATTCTAAAGCTACAACAGCATTATCAGTCCTTACTGATGGTGATATAGCTTATATAAAGAGTAAGTTGAATAAGGGTGGAATGTCTTAATATTATAAATATTATGTAGTATTTCTACATAAATTTATGATTTGAAAGGGACAGGCCAATGACAGATATTATTAAGTGGACTATGGATGATATGATTGAAGTGAAATTAAAAGAAGATGATGATTTTCTTAAAGTTAAAGAAACTCTCACACGAATTGGAATAGCTTCACGAAGGGAAAAGAAGTTATATCAATCTTGCCATATACTCCACAAACAAGGTAAATACTATATTGTTCATTTTAAAGAATTGTTTGCTTTAGATGGTAAGCCAACGAATCTTTCAGAGAATGATATTGAACGCAGAAACACCGTTGTAAATCTTCTTCACGAATGGGATTTAGTGGAAATTGTTATACCAGAAAAAGCTCAACCAACGGTTTCAATCCGACAAATGAAAATTTTACCATTTTCAGAAAAATCTGAATGGGATTTACAAGCAAAATATAGTATTGGTAATGTTGGTATGAAAACGAGTAATGAGTCGGATAGTGCTACTGAAATAAGTAATGACATTTTTAAGTAGATGGATTATTGTTAGTAGTCTATTTTTATCTGGTTGTGCGGGTGCAACAATGTTTGTATCTGCAACTAGTGGTGGTATACTTTCCAAGTATATTAGTGAAAATATAGATTTCAAGGAGGTACAAGCTGTGGATGTTAAAATAGTAAAGTTATTAAGTGGTGAAGAATTGATTGGTATGTTTGATGAAGAAACATATACAATTAAAAATCCTGTAGTAATGATTCCCGTGAATAATGAAAAGATAGCTTTTAGTCCGTGGATGCCATATTCAGCGGATAAGGAATTTCAATTAAAAGAAGAACAAGTTTCAGTTATTGCAGCTCCAAGTAAAACTATTACGAATGAATATAATAGAGCCTTTGGGAGTGGTATTGTAGTACCGTAATAGTTCCTTGTATTTTTGAATTTTTTTTGATATAATATATATTATGAAGTATTACACATATGTTGCTAAAATTGGGAATAGAATATATACCCGTGAAATAGATAACAAGGGCAAATGTTACTCTGGTTATTCTAATTTTAAGCCAACCTTGTATCTTCCGGCACCCGAAGAAAAATCCAATTACAAAAGTTTAGATAATAAACTTCTTGCTTCACATACTTTTGATTCAATTAAAGATTGTCGGGAATTTATTGATTCGTATGATGGAACGGTAAATTATTCTATTCTTGGTAATCGTAATTATGTTTCTCAATATATAACAGAAACATATCCTAATCTTAAATGGGATTCCACAAAAATAAGTATCTATACTATTGATATTGAGACTTCTATTGAAAATGGTTTCCCTGATATTCGTATAGCTAATTCTTCTATAACTTCAATTACAATTTATAGTAGTGTCCAAGATAAGTATTTTGTATTTGGTACGGGTGATTATACACCAGATCAACCTGATAAGAATATAAATTATTTTCAAGGTGAACATGAATTTGAAATGATGGAATTATTTTTGAATTGGTGGGCAGATAATATTCCAGATATTATTACAGGATGGAATTGCAAGTTTTTTGATATTCCATATATCGTTAATAGATTAGAAAAAATAGGACTTGAATCTAAATTTTTATCACCAATAAAAAATTTATATGAAAAGAATATAAACATTGCTGGTAAAGAAAATCAAACATATTCTATATCTGGTATTTCTCTTTTAGATTATCTGGATTTATATAAAAAGTATACTTATAAAATTAGAGAATCATATCGTTTAGATTATATTGGTAAAGTTGAATTAGGCCTTAGTAAAGATCAAAATGAAATCCCGGGATATGAGTTATATAAAACTGATTATCAAAAGTTTATTAATTACAATATAAGAGATGTTGAAATTGTAAAAAAACTTGATGAGAAAATGAAGTTGTTAGATTTAGTAATTACCATGGCTTATGATTCTGGCATTAATTTTGAAGATGTATTTTCTCCTGTTAAAACTTGGGAGAGTATTATATACAGATTTCTCAAAGAAAAGAATATAGCTATTCCAGTAAAATCGGAGGGTCGTGAAGCAAGAACTATTGAAGGTGGTTATGTTAAGGATCCTCATGTTGGATTGCATAAGTGGGTTGTGAGTTTTGATTTAAATTCTCTATATCCACATTTGATTCAACAATACAATATAAGTCCAGAAACCATATGCAAAGATATGGATAAACAAGAGATTAATGTTAAATTATTGCTTGATGAAGAAATTGATACAAACTTTCTCAAAGAACATAATATGACAGTAACACCAAATGGTGAATATTTTAAAACAGATGAGCAAGGCTTTCTTCCACAATTGATGGAAAAGATGTATAATGACCGAGTTGTTTTTAAGAAAAAAATGCTGAAAGAACAGCAAAAATTGGAGAGTGGTGATTATAAAGACAAACAAAAAGTGATTAATAATATAGCAAAATATAATAATATTCAAATGTCGAAAAAAATATTATTAAATAGTGCTTATGGAGCTCTTGCAAATCAATATTTTCTTTATTATTCACCAGAACAAGCAGAAGCTATTACCATGTCAGGGCAGTTGTCTATTAGATGGATTGAAAAACATATAAATATGTATATTAATAAACTCTTGAAAACGGAGGATATTGATTATGTCATCGCAATCGACACAGACAGCATTTATGTTACGTTTGATAGATTGGTTGATAATGTGTTTCAAGAAGGAGCAATACCTACTAAGATTGTCGCCTTCTTGGATTCGGTCTGCAAGGATAAAATTGAACCGTATATTCATTTATGCTATAAAAATCTTCATTCATATATAAATTCCTATGAACAGAAAATGTTCATGGAGCGTGAAGTAATTGCAGATAAAGGTATATGGACAGCAAAGAAAAGATATATCTTGAATGTTTATGATAATGAAGGCGTAAAATATAAAGAGCCCAAGTTAAAGATAATGGGTATTGAAAGCGTAAGAAGTTCTACGCCCGAATGGTGTCGTGATAATTTACAATCGTTGATTAAAACAATTATTACCACAGATGAAAAAACAGTTGTAAAGAGTATTGACGATTATCGTAATATATTTAAGAAATTGAATTTTACTGAAATAGCATTTCCGAGGTCAGTTCGTGGCCTTGATAAGTATAAATCTTCAAAAGATATTTATGTTAAAGCTACACCAATTCATGTAAGAGGTGTTTTACTTTATAATCATTTCTTAAAAGAACACAATCTCACAAACAAATACGAATTAATTCGAGATGGAGATAAGATTAAATTTGCATATCTTAAAGAGCCAAATAGAATTGGTGAAAATGTAATTGCAGTTTCATCTGTTTTACCAAAAGAATTTAATTTAGAAAAATATATAGATTATGATACGCAATTTGATAAATCATTTCTCCAGCCAGTTAAAAATATATTGGATGTTATTGGATGGAAAAGTGAAAATACTGGAAGTTTAGAATCGTTTTTTTGAGGTGAAAAATTTTAATTAATAATTAAGGAGTATAGTATGAAAAACTTAAAAGTTGTAGAAAAAAAAGAAGTAAAGAATATTCTTTCTTTTAATCCAGTATCAAATAAACAAAGTGCCTTTACTGCTCAAATAACAGCAGTTGAGGCTCAACATATTCTTGATTATCATAATAACGATAATAGAAAGTTGTGTCCTTCACAAGTAAATAAGATTACAAAATCAGTCGTTGATGATGGTTGGCAATTTGATGGAAATCCTGTTATTTTTAATACAAAAGGAAATATTACTGAAAGTCAACATAGATTAACTTTTATTGCTAACAGTTCAGACCCTACAAAAAAATATGATATTGTTGTTGTATTGGGAGCAGCACCAGATTCATTTTCTAATACTGCTATTGGTAAACCTAGACGCCCACATGATGAAATATATAGAAAAGATAATTCAGCTCTTTCATCTCAAACTGCTATTTTAGGAGATTTGTTAAATCGTACTAAAGATAAAAGATTATCAATGACTAATGCTGTTACGAAATGGAATGACTGGAAAGATTATATAATTGAGGGTTCTGAAATAATTGATAGTTTTTTGTCAAATACTGAAGATTTTAATTCTCAAAGAAAAACAATCGGTGCATGGGCAACTTTATGTATTAGAAATGGTTATAAAGAAGTAGCTGAAAAGTTTTTAGAAATGTGGGAAGAAGAAGTTAATAAAACTGGTACTTATAAATTGACTTCTGATTTTATGGATTATTGGAAGGAACAAGCTTGGAGTATTGGACAAGAGCCAAAATTATCATTAATTTATAAGTTGTTATGTGTATCAACTGATAAATTACTAAAAAGTCCAGACGGTGTAATTGCATTAGATATTTCTTTAGATAAATTAGAATATAAGACATTAAAAGGTACTTATAAAAAGTTTTTAGTTTGAGAAAGGAGATAAATAATGGCAGTTAAAGATTTTATTAAACAATTAATCAAGGAGTCAGGAAATGATATGGCGTCGATTGTATCCTCTGGGATTATTGGTGATAGCAATAGTTATATATCTACTGGGTCTTATTCGTTAAACGCATTATGTTCTGGGTCAATGTATGGTGGAGTGCCATCAAATAAAATTACTTGTTTTGCCGGTTCAGAAGCAGTCGGCAAAACTTTTATCACTTTAAGTATTGCTAAGAATTTTCTTGATCAGGATGAGAAAAATCTTGTAATTTATTTTGAGAGTGAAGGTGCATTGACAAAAGATATGATTGAAGAACGAGGGTTGGATATAAATAGAATTGGACTATTTCCGGTAGCTACCGTGGAGGAGTTTAGGACTCAATGTGTTCGTATTATTGAGAATAGTGGTAAGAATGATGGTAAGATGATGATATTCTTGGATTCATTAGGAAATCTTTCTACTATGAAAGAAATGGGTGATGTTGCAGGTGGTTCTGATAAAAGAGATATGACACGAGCCCCAATGATTCGTGGCACATTTCGTACACTTGCTTTGATGTTATCAAAACATAATATTCCTTTGATATTAACTAATCATACTTACGACGCAGTTGGTAGTATGTTTCCAAAGAAAGAGATTTCGGGTGGTGGAGGAATTAAGTATGCGGCCTCAACTATTGTTACATTAGGGAAACGAAAAAACAAAGATGGAACAAATGTTATTGGTAATATCATTAAAGCCAAACTAGTCAAGGGCAGAATGACTAAAGAAGAATCTATTATTGAAATGATGTTGGATTATGAAAAGGGTTTAGATAAGTATTATGGTTTAATTACTATTGCAGAAAAGTATGGTATCTTCAAAAAGGTATCTACTAGATTTGAAACACCAGCTGGAAAAGCATTTGAAAAAACTATTATCAATGATCCTGAGAAGTATTTTACAGAGGATGTAATGAAACAACTTGAAGAAGCAGTATTTAAGGAATTTAATTATGGCAGTAAAGATGGAAAACAAGACGTTTAGTGCATGGATAACATATCAAGCAATTAATGCCCATTTTACCAGAGAGTATGATTATTTCAAGTATAATGGTAAATTGAATATGACTGAATATTCAATGGAAAAACAATTTAATAAACATGAAAGTGGTGGTAAATTTTCAGCACAAAGAACAATTTTTTCTAATTTAGGAAAGACATTTAAGTATAAAGAAGATTTAGTATTTTTTTATTTATCACAATTTACAAATAATATAACATACCCTTCTTGTTTTGATAGTGATTTATATGAAGATTATAAAGAGAGAATGAATAATTTTCATTTCTATTTGAAGCGTGATATTGAAGAAATTATTCAATATATGGAGGAGTATGGTAAAACATTTGACGAATTGTTTATAGCCGAACAGGTTAATCATCCAGCTATATTAAAACTTGGTTTATCACGGAGCATCTCATTAGAGACATTTACTACACTTGATATTGTTTTAAATTTTCTTCCACAGATGGAAAAGAAATTAATTGACCCTGCATCAAAAGATTTTATTAAATTGGTAAGAAATTATAAGCCATTCTTATCCATTGATGTAGAAAAGGAAAAGAAAATAATTAGGGATATATTATATGAGAACTGAAAGTTTGATATTAGAAAACTTGATACATAATGGTAATTATTCTAGTGTTATTGGTGTCTTTTTAAAACCAGAGTATTTTAAAGATAATAATGAAAAGATTATTTTCACAGAAATACAAAAACATATTGCTGAATATAATAAACCACCTACAATAGAATCATTGTCTGTAAAGTTAGAAAAAAGAAATGATTTGAATGAGGCAACATTTAATAAATGTGAAGAGCTTCTAAAGACATATAAACAAAAAACAGATGATGAAGAATGGTTAGTTCAAGAAACAGAAAAGTGGGCAAAAGACCAAGCAGTATATAATGGTATTGTTGAAAGTATTTCAATCTTAGAAGGTAAAGAAAAACAAAAGTCTAAAGATGCTATTCCAGAAATACTTACAGAAGCATTAGCCATTTCATTAGATACAAGTGTCGGGCATAGTTATTTGGAAGATGGTGATGATAGGTGGGAATTTTATCATAAGAAAGAATCTAAGATTCCATTTGAAATGGTTATGTTGGATAAAATTACTAATGGAGGAATATCACCAAAAACACTTACTGTATTATTAGGTGGAACTGGTGTTGGTAAAACTTTAGTAAAAACACATTTTGCAAGTCAGTATATGAAACAGGGTTTAGATGTTTTATATATTACTATGGAAATGGCAGAAGAAAGAATAGCAGAAAGAATTGATGCTAACTTGATGGATATTGATATAGGTGATTTACATATTATTCCAAGAGATAGTTTTCAAAAGAAACTAGATAAATTAAATATTGGTAGATTAATTATTAAAGAATATCCAACAGCAGGAGCTCATGTTGGAAACTTTCGTGCATTGATTAGAGAGTTAAAAATTAAAAAAGATTTTACACCAAAGGTAATTATTTTGGACTATTTGAATATTTGTGCATCAAGTAGAGTTAAGTGGGCAGCTAATATGAACACTTACATTTATATCAAGTCTATTGCAGAGGAAGTTCGTGGATTAGCAGTTGAGTGTAATGTTCCCATTATTACAAGTTCACAATTAAATCGGGAAGGGTATGGTAGTAGTGATCCTGATTTGACTAATACCTCAGAAAGTTTTGGATTACCAGCAACAGCAGATTTGATGTTAGCAATTATGGCAAAAGATGATGATACAAGTAGTAAGAATCAGATATTATTTAAACAGTTAAAGAATCGTTATGCTGATCCTAGTATTAATAGTAAATTCTTGGTGAATGTTGTTAAGAAACGAATGAAACTTGAAGATATTGAAGAAGATGATCAACCAAAATTGGCTGGTGATGGAAGCAATAAGTTTTATGAGAAAAAGACAGAAGCTAATACAAACTCTAATCCGTTTGTATTAAAAATTAAACCAGAACGCAGAAAAGTTGATAATTGGAATATATGATATATAAATATAAGATACAAAGGAGGCTACAATGCAAGATTTAACTATTTCAGATGGTTGGTTCAAAAAAGAAGAGGATAAACCTGTAATGAGAAAGTTATGCGAACATAAGGCAAATACGACTACATTAGACTATGATGTTGGTATAGAATATTGCAATTTTTGCGGGGCTTTAGGGCATTATAACGTGGATAAGGATATGGTTGAGTGGAAATTGCCCGAATTT